TTTACTGGGTTCGGCGCTAGATCAGGCGGTATGGATGGTAAAGGCGGCTTCCCTGCTATCCTGCATCCGAACGAGACAGTCGTTGATCATACAAAAGGCCAAGGTCAAGGCATTACTATTGTGAATAACGTAGATGCTCGAGGCGCTGGCCCTGAAGTAGATATGAAGATCCAGCAAGCCATGCAGGTAACGTCTCAACAAACTATCGCTACGATTCAGGATCTAATGCGTAGAAGGCGGTTCGCATGACAACTTATAACTTCGCAAATGAGGTAGGGATAACTCCGACTACCCAGACGTGGGAACTTGTAACCAACACCAGAATGTTCCAGTCTCCATTGACTAATGCTATCCAGACGCAGACTAGAAAAGGTTCTTATTGGAAAACAGTAGCGACGTTTGATAACTTGACTGGGGAAAATAGGGCCAAGATGCAAGCCTTCCTAGCCAAGTTAGACGGTCAAGTCCATAGGATGTATTTTACTGATTACGGATATAACCGATCAGGTAATGCGCCTAGTGGAGATTCGGTGACTAATCTTTTAGTCAAAGGTGCTGGTCAAACAGGTTCTGTATTGCTCGCTGATGGTGCTGATCTAACGAATACCGACTATTTCAAAGCTGGTGACTATGTGGCTTTCAATAATGAATTCCATATCGTTACGGCTAATTGCTCAACTGACGGATTAGGTGAAATCACTATCCCTATTGCGCCACCGCTTAGAAAACCCACTGATGATAACGATCCCATTAACTTTACGGTTCCCCTTGCGGTAATGATCGTCACATCTACTGCGTCATGGGATACACGTCCAGGCAGGGTATCTAATTTCAAGATTGAAGCGATTGAGGATGTCCTAGCATGACACGGGGCTTCTCTACCGATATAAATAACGCCTTACAAGCTCAGAACGTCAATTTAGTGATGTTCGCTAAGCTAGAGTTTCCTAGCGGGACGATTTATGTCCATAACGGGCTTGGAACCTACAATTGGGATTCACAAAACTGGCTAGGTGTCGGTGATCTAGGATCTATCTCTAAGGTAGAAGAAGGCGTTGATGTTAGCCCCTATGCCATCACCTTAACTCTTTCGGGTTTAGACGCAACAATCTCAGGCGCAGCACTGACTGAAGATTACTTCATGCATCCAGTGACCATCTATCTAGGGGTTCTGGATACAAGTGATATCTTGATTGATACGCCTACTCAGGTCTGGGCTGGGTTCATGGATCAGATGAATCTTACTGTTGGCGCTGATGGCGGTGATGCTATTCAGCTTATCGCTGAGTCCGAATTATCACGGTTTGATAAGTCTAAAAATCTAATGTACACCAACGCCAACCAACAACAACGATATTCTGGCGATTTGTTTTTTAGCCATATCCACAAGGTAGAAGGGGCAAAGATTAAGTGGGGTTCTGCATCTGGCGGTAGTGGGCCAGCCGATAATCCACAAACCCCAGGCGACATTAAAGAATACCGTGAAATGCAATGATCAACGTCCTGCAAGCCCTAAACAAATGGGAAAGGAAAGACTTTGATTACGGTTCGGTGGATTGTTGTCAATTCGCAGGATTCATTACTAAAGAGCTAACAGGCAAAGACTATCTAGCCGATTTCCACTATAATTCTGAGTCAGATGCAGAGTCTATAATTAAAGACTTTGGCGATCTGGAAGACACTGCTGCAAGCGTTCTAGGGCCTCCGACAGAGGATATAAAGTCTCTGAAGGATGGTAGCCCTGTTATTGTAAAAACGCCTCAAGGCCAAGTTATGGGCATCAAACTTGGAGATACGGCAGTCTGTCTAGTGAAGAAGGGAATGATTAGAATCCCTTCAGAACATATCGCATCAGGTTGGGATTTATGCCGCAAATAATACCCATAGTAATTAGTGCTTTAACAACTGTTGGCTATACAGCAGCCGCATTGGTTGGTGCATCTGTCGGCTTTGGTACAGCATTAGCTATCGGCGGCGCTTTAATCATCGGTGGCGCTATTGCTGCTAAGAAGGTTATGAGTCTATTTGAGGTAGAAATGCCGAAGATAGACACTGATCGATCACGCCAAGCTACTGTAAAGTCTACTACCGAACCATACAAAATCATCTATGGTCAGACTCTTGTTTCAGGCCCAATAGCGTTTGTTGGAACTGCTAATACAGACAACAAAGACCTGTATTATGCCATCGCCTTAGCAGGGCATGAAGTCAATGCTATCACTGATATGCATTTTGATGATGTGGTTATCCCTAATTCGGAAATCGGATCAGGTGCAACTGCTGGCGGTAATGTTTCAGGTTCGGGGATATTTGGGCCTAAAAACTCCAAAACAATCGTCAAGATCAACAAGTATCTGGGAACATCTACACAGACCGCAGATAGCGATCTTACAGCAGCTTTCACAGGATGGACATCTGCCCATACGGGGAAGGGAATCGCCTATATCGTCACCAAATGGACGCTAGACGAGGATTCTCAAGAGACCTGGGATAAGTATACCCCGCAGAACATTAAGGCTTTAGTCCAAGGATTAGCTGTTTATGATCCTAGATTGGATGTTGGTGGATACGGGGATGATCCGACAAATGCGCTATATATCGCATACGATGCAGCAGGGCCTAATAGCGAACAAGGTCAAAACCCTGCGTTATGTTTGGCAGACTATTTAATAAATGCCGATTATGGCATGGGCATCAATCCATCCAAGATTGATTGGAATGCAGTAGTCACTGCTGCGAATGGTTGTGATGCTTCCGTTTCCGTTCCTGGTGGTTCTGAGAAAAGATTTACCTGTAACGGTGTTCTGTTTGGGACTGATTCGCACAGAACGAATATAAATAAGATCCTAAGCTCAATGAATGGCAATCTTTCCTATGTCAATGGAAAGTACGTCATGCGGGCTGGTATCTACGAAGCACCGACGATAAGCCTGAACGAAGATGACCTTATCTCTGGTCTGTCAATCAAGACATCTCTGGAACGTGGTGATCGATTCAATACGATCAAAGGGGTCTTTATTGATCCTAGTCAGAACTACAAGTCAACCGAGTTTCCAGAAGTACAACTAGCCGATGCTGTCACTAGGGATAATGGCGAGGTTTTAGACAAAGAAATTGCGCTAAATATGACGAATTCATCGTATATGGCGCAGCGGATTTCCAATAAGTTAATCCAGCTTTCCGATCAGCAAAAAGTCGTTACATTCCCTGCGAACTTATCAGCTATGCGTGTTTCCGTAGGTGATAGGGTTCAGGTTTCTATTGACGAATTGAGCTGGTCTAACAAAGTCTTTCAGTGTCTAGGATGGAGTTTCAGTGAAGAAGGTGGGGTCAACCTTACATTGCGTGAAGACTCTTCCACGAGTTACGCAGATCCTGCTGTCGGAGACTATTCTACAATTACTGCTACTGGGGATATTACTCCTGGCTTTCGTGGAGTCCCTAGCCCGTCTGGTCTAAGTGCTACCGCTGGTTTAAAGAACGTAGAGCTAGACTGGGTTAATCCTCCTAATAATAAAGACTACGAATCCATCTATGTCTACGCCAGCCCGAATGGTAATTTTTCATCAGCGGTCAAGATCGGTGAAACGGACGGTACGCAGTTCGTTCATGACTTTGCCAATGGTATTGATTCAGTAAGCCCTGGTGATACCCGTTATTATTGGGTAAGAGCCATCAGGAATTCAAAAGACGCAGTAACTGCTGGAAGTTTTCAGATTGGATCTACTTATACCATTGCAACGATTGGCACAACAGACTTCACGGCAATTGGTGCCTCTGCTAATACAGTAGGCTTAAAATTTACCGCAACAGGAGCAGGATCTGGAACTGGTACAGCTACAGATGATTCTGTTGTTTCTAACCTAGAGCCTAATGCTGATCCCAATACCACAGTTTTCGCTACAGTCGGAAGGGTAGAATGGGCTGATGTTTCTGGTTCAACTGGGGCACCAGAGGACAATGCTACCGTTGGAGCTACTGTCGGAACTGATTTATATGACACCGATGGGACGACTGTTCTAACCCAGACAGACGTTAAGAACTCTATCCTTGCTCAAGATATTCTTCTGGTAGAGGTAGAAGCAGGCGATGTCCTAGATTTAGAGACAGG